GTTTTTACAACATTTGACATCCCACTAATAAGTTCGTTTATTTGACCGGCAATTTCATTTTTTTCCTCTGTTGTTGTGGCTTCATTGTATTCAACTTTCAATTGTGCAATTTTGTTAAGAGTTGCTTGAAGAATTTCCTTTTGATTGCTACTAAATGCGTCTTCGTTGTCTTTGAGCATTTTTTCTACTACTGCAACTTGAGATGCCGCAGTATCACTTACTATATTAAATAAACCTTCAACACCATCGCCGATCACTCCTGACAAAACTTTAGGATCCATTTGTAAACTATCTGCAAATTTTTTAAATCCACCTTCTAGTATAGGTCTTCCTGATTCAACAAACGCATCTACTGTTCCTGCCCTAGCATCTGCTACTGTGGCTATGCCTGCTGTAATAGCATTCGTAATAGGCTGTTCTATAGCAGTTTTTTGATCAATAGCAATCTGTGATTTTGCAGCATCAAGTGCTAGTGCAAATCCTTGTACGCTTGTGGTTGCTATACCTGCTTGCTCTCCCATTTTAGATAGTGCATCTGCAAACTTTCCGCCATTTTCTACTGCTTCAGCAGCTACATCACCTATGTCTGTAAGTCCTTTTGTGGTTGCAATACTCAAATATGTTGAATCATTTTTTATTGTGTTAGCACTTGCAGCAGTTGCTTTTGCCATTAATTCTTGACCTTTAACAAAATCACCTGCGTTCATTGCCGCAATAGCGTCGGACATCAAATTATAACTATCTCCAAACAAAGCCGCAGTACCGTGTTGACTTTTTGTAATCGCACCATTTGACGCTATCATAGTATCTGCCATTGCTTTAAGTTGAGGCGGCATTCCTTCAGTTGCTTTTTGCATTTGGTTAATACCTTCGGCAGCTCCTTCAATGCCTTGCATTTCTAAAAGACGCACTCTAGCTTGTACATTACCTGCACTTTGTCTTTCCATAAGTTCGTCTTGCATTTCTTGTCTTGATTTACCTGTAAGTTTGGCTAAAACGTCTAGTTCTCTTACATAATTGGCAATAGACTGGCTCTGTTGTTGTGCAGACATATTTTGAAAACGTGTGTTACGTCTCTGCATGTCTAAATAATCAACAGTAAAATCGTTTATTTCTTCTAATCCTACACCCATGTTCTGCAGTTGTAAATTTAATCTGCTATCAAATAATGCTCTGCTTACTTGTGTAAAGGCTCTAGCACCTTCTGTGACTCCTCCTCCTAGAGCATTTAATTTTTCGGAATTTTTTGCAACCATGTTGGCAAATTGATCCAAAGTCATTCTTGCTCCGGCTGCATTTTGTTGTAATTCTAATAAGTCTCCGCCAAAATCTGCACCTACATCACTCAGTCCTTTGTATGTTTCATAGGTGTTGTTCATGAAACCTATAGTTTCATTTACCGCTGTACCCATACGTCCTAGAGCACTATTTTGATTTACTAGACTCTGGAAGTTTTTGGTTAGCATGCCGGTGTGGGACATAAGACCCATTTCACCGTTGAGTAATGCTATTGCATGTTTGTCTAGTCTACTGGCAACACCGATAGCTGCCAGTCCCATTTGATCATTGTTGGCTGCAAACGCAGTTCCGTAGGTATTGAGTATACTTTCTAATGATAGGAATTTTTTAGAAACACCACCTATACCAGTAAGTATTCCGGTGCCTTCTATACCTTTGCTACTGCTTCCTCCGCCGTCGCCGCCGGATCCGCCGCTAGACGAACTACCCATACTACCTTTGCCGCCAGCCTGAAAATCCTTGTGCAATACATTTCTCAGTGCTTTTTCAAGTGCGGCCGCTAATTCAGCTTCGTCCATATATTAAACTCCTATATTATATATACCAATAAATATCTATATAAACTATTTATCGAGGATTTAATATGAGCAGTTTTCTTTCAAAATACAAAAGACAACCCAAACTAATGATCGATCTGCCTAGCCTTGGAAGATACTACCCTGATGGTGTTTTACAAGATGGACAAGCAACTCAGTTGCCTGTTTTTGGTATGACAGCCGCAGACGAAATAACAGTCAAAACACCAGATGCACTATTTTCAGGTGCTGCAACAGCACAAATTATAAGCAGTTGTATACCAAACATACTAGATCCTTGGCAAATGCCTACAATCGATATAGATTACTGCCTAACAGCAATAAGAATAGCCACGTATGGTAGCACCATACCTATGACAGTAAAATGTCCGCTGTGTACAACAGAACAAGAATTAGATCTTAATTGTTCTAATCTGTTGGAAACACAGGGTGCTAAAGAGTTTGACGACACACTCAAAATAGAAGATCTTGTGTTTAAATTACATCCTATAACTTATAAAACACAAACTGATCTTAATATTCAATTGTATACTATTCAACGTCAATTGAGTGAAATACCTACAGAATGGACTGAGGAACAAAAAAATGAAACCATTAAAAAGTTGCTACTAGATGCAGGCAATGTAAACATCAAAGTAATGATGAGTTATATACAATCGATAAGTGATCCAGAAAACGAAGAAAGAGACAGAGCAGAAATAGCAGAATTTATCAATCAAAGTGATAGTTTATTTTTTAACAAACTCAAAAGTCATGTAGAAAAAACAAAAAAATACTGGGAACACAATAAAATAGATGTAACCTGTAGTAACCAAGAATGTAAACATGAATTTAAGACAGACGCAAATTTGGATTACTCGAGTTTTTTCGCGCCCGCATCTTAACACTCTCTCATTCTGACCTCTTAAAACTAGACAAAGACATGGAGTTGGAAATCAAACAGCTCAAGGACAATATCTTTAGGATTGGTTGGCACATGCGAGGAAGTATCTCTTATGAAGATCTATTCCATACACTATCTCAAGAAGATTTTGAAATACTCAATAGGATTATCAAAGAACAGATAGAAACTGTTAACAAAACAGGATTACCTATACTATAGTTTTCTTTGCTAGTTGTTTTTTCTTGGCTGTGCTTATAGGAAGATCTTGAATTACTTGTTGAGCAGTTTTTCTTCCTCTTTTCTTGTCTATGTGTTTGACAAAATCAACAACGCCTTTTTCATGCAAAATATCTCTTGCAACAAGATCTTCTAGCACAACTTCTGCGTCTGATGTCTTACTGTCTGTGAAAGTTTGTGGTTGTACTCTAGTGTCACCGCTTCCGGCCATAGGACCATCTACGGGCTTTTCAGGTGCAACATATGTGCCGCTTTCTATTGATCCTAGTAGTGAGTTCAATCGTTCAAATGAGTCAACAACTTCTGGGTTTTTTGTTGTGGTTTCTTTTATTACCTCTTCTGTTTCCGGAATAAACAGTTGAGTAATCAAATAGACCACTGCACTTATACCTAAATAGTATAGTATCTCTGTGCCTATCCATGTTGCTATACTAGGAATCGCAACAAGCAAACTTGCTCCAGCTGTAGAGATTGATGACATCAAACTTGCAAGACTTATACCCTTGGCACCACGTTTGATGTTTTTAACTAGTTTGGCTCCCCACATAGCTTTAACACTAGATGTTATAGTGTTTTTGACAGCACTGATGTTTTTTAAACCTTTATAGCCGTACTTGATAAAAATATAAGTGCTTCTGAGAGCTGTAACACCAGTTTGCGTTGCAGCGCCTGCATAAGCAGCCACTACATCTGTTCTTGAAGAATCATCTCGTACATGAATTGCTATAGCATTTGCCCACGAAACATAAGTTAATACTGTAGCAGCTCCTATTTTGACTGTGAATTTGCCTAGATCTTTAGCAACGCCGTGAGCTGCCTTACCAAGATCATCGGTTGCTTGTTGAGCTTTTTTTGCTATAAGAGGCGCGGCTTTTTTAGCATCCTTTGCATCAAAGGTTTTTCCGTCAACTTCTATATTTCTAGTAACAGGATCAACTTTTACACCTTTGGTAAAATCTACTTTTACCACATTATTTTTGCGAGGAGGTATTTCAGGAGGATCTTGTTCTTTAAGAATGTCAAATACACGCATACTTCTGTTCCTTATATTTTATTTATCGATAAATAAAACTAATAAGTTTATAGGAGAATCTATATATGCACTATTTGGTAAGAACACTTGCAAACACAGGGTGCTCTAATCTCACAGAATGGAATGCTTCAGCTGTAATCAGTGAAATGACACAAATTTACAATGACTACACAGGCAACAAAGTTGAAATGCTAACAGGTGCTTCATCAAACAATTCAACCATGAGAGTGACATTTACTTTTAACACAGCTGAAGAGCTAACAGCTTTTGCCAACTATTTTAGAACATCACGTGATAGACGTGAAGCACATGGTATTACTCTTGTTGATGCTATTGATTTTTCAGAAGATGCATTATATAACACTTGGTTAAGTAGTTATTAGAAATGAGCTAAAGCTCATTTGTTTTTTCGCTTGCGCTCAAAAACATTTTTATTTACAATAAAGTGCGAAGCACTTTTAGCTTCATGTAGATTGTTTCAGTCAGACGGAACCTACTAGCGGCTCCATCATCTCGAAAACTTCATGTGAGTTCGTCACAGCCGAGACCGGAAGTAGGTGTTTGACTTTGCTACTGGGCTCTGACCTTTCCCAACCTACGTCGACATCACGAAAAAATTTGCAAAACCGCTTTACCGCTTCGCGGATTTCTTCGCTATCCCCCGCTTCGTTCCTAGTGCTAGGGGTTTTCGTAGCATACAGCCTGTTGAACTTCTCCACACCCATCGGCGATATTTCACGCAGAATCTTGGAGGATCGAGCAGCCTCGATCAAACAGTGTTCTTGTTTGCCTATTTGTGTTCTAGTAGTGCTTTGCGCAATTTATCAGAACCGCCAACTCTAACATTAATAATACCATTATAATACTCATCCGTCTCTAACACACGGCGGTCAAATTGCTCTCTAGCCTCTATGTAACTCATTTCTGCTCTGCTTTTGCAAAAATAAAGTATTTCCCTTGTGAATTTGTCCGGGCCTAACTCGTCTACGTCTGCCTGCAATCTATCTGAAGATCCCCAATAGTCTCTCCAGTCACTTTCTTTGAAGCCTCGTCTTTTGTTTTTTCTGCCTTTGAGTGGTGGCTTTGTGGTTTTGAATTTTGATAGTTTTTTGCCTATGTACTTTTGTCCAGAGATAGTGTTTGTTATGAGATATACAAATCCTTCGTAATCATCTGATACTTCATTAATCTCTTTACCTTGGTAAGTCCATTGCATATGGATACTTAACCAACTTGATCAGTTTCTGCCTTCGGTTTTGAATTGTGTTTGTGATGTATTTCGTCCATTCTTTGTTTTGCAAGAGATCTTATTTCACGCAACCATTTTCTTGCTTCTCTGTGAGTCCGCACAGAATTTCTTACTTCAAATTTTTCACTTGCTTTGAAATACTCCATATATGCCTTTGTTAGTCTATCGTGGGTATCGTCGTTAATCATGCCTAATTTTATTACTAATATACTTGAAAATTGGAATAAATGCAAGTCCTAATAAACAACCAAACGCAGTTCCAAATGCTAGATCCCAACTTGCAGTAGTTGCACCGCCTAGAAAATCACTTAATGAATTTCCTAAACCAGCACCTACAACAGTTCCAACACCTTGTTGAAATTGGCTGGGTAGATATTTTTCTACACTCAGTCCGGTCATTGCACCTAAAATCATAATAGCATTATCTACAATGCCAAAAATGATAAAATCAATCATTATTTTCCTTACTCGACAATTTCTATGTCGTTTTCATATGATGTAAAGCCGTTTTCTTTGATCACTTTCATCACATGATTTACTCTTCCTACTAGTTCATCTTTATGAGAAATTAAAAATACATTTTTCTGTCTTTCTCTTCCCATTTTTTTAATTACACTTAAAGAACCTTCAACACCGGCAGTATCCATGCCGCTATCAATAAGTTCGTCGATGAACAATAAGTTGATATTTTGATATAAACTTTCCCACACATCGCGGAAAGCAAAACTCATTCCTAGTATTAGCCTGTTACGTTCTCCTCTTGATAGATTATCAAAGTCGAGGTCTTGTCCTAGTTGTGTAATTTGTACTGAAAGATCGTTTTGAAACTCTACTTGATGAGGTAATCCTAATCTGTCTAGATAATATGTAAGCCTGTTGTTTAGATAAGCAAGATTTTGGTCAATTATTTTTTTACGAATAAAACTATCTTTGTTAGTTAGAAGTTTTAACAAAAACTCTTGATGATCTTTATAACTTGTAAGATCATTTACAGGAGACCAATCTATAATTTGAATTGCAGTATTGTTTAATTCGTCAATTTGTTGCTGATAAGGATCAGTTTCTTCTTGTTTGCTTACAAGTGCCTGTTTTAGATTTTCTACATTGTTTCTATGTTCATATGCTTCTTTTATGCTTTCATAGAATGTGTTTGGTCTACCGTTTATATCACCTATCTCTTGCAAATCATGGAATATTCCTTGCAGTGAGTCAGAAACTTCTTGTTGGTAATGCTGTGCGTCTTCAAATTCTTTTTGTTTTCTTTGCTCAAGTTCTGCTTTTTTATCATCGTGTAACGGTTGTCCACAAGTGTAACACATTGCTTCTTCTAAATTTATAATATCTTTACTTGCTTTTTCTACAGATTTATTTGCTCGAAGTAGAGCACTTTCAAGTGTTCCTTTTTCTTTGTTAAGTGCGGTAATTTTATTGTTTAGCTCAGTCCAATTTTGCAATTTTTCATGTGCATCTAGTTCTGAATCAATATCAACTTCTTCAAGTTGCTCTATACCTTGTTCGATTTTTTCAACATCTTGTTTCTTTTTTGCAAGCCAAGCACGTTGATTGTTTTGAAGACTATCAACAGTTGCTTGTATTTTTTCGTTTGCCGATTGTATTGCGTCTATTTTAAGTGTTTCTTGAGTTATTTTATCTTTTGTTTGTCGGACATTGTCCTTTAGTTTTTCCGCTTTTTCAGAAAGAATAGTAATACCAAGTAACTGTTCAATAATAGCACGTTGATCATTTTGTCGCATACTCAAAAAAGGTTCAGTATAGGTGTTTAGTGCAACAATGTGTTTAAACATGTCATGACTCATACCTAAAAGCGTGTCTATTTGTTCTTGAGTCTTGCGACTGTCACCTTGCGACTCATCAGTCATTTCTTGTTCTTGGTCGTTGATATAAAACTTCAATACATTAGGAGAACGTCCTCGTTCAATCCTGTAGTCTTGGCCGTCTTTATCAAAGTGTAAGGTGACTAACATACCTTTAGAATTAGTCTTGTTTATAAGATTGTTTCTTCGTATGTTAGTCAGTGCCTGGCCGTACAGAGCGTAAGATAGTGCGTTGATTATTGTTGTTTTCCCTGTACCGTTTCGTGAGCCTGAATCGTCACCTCCTTGATCAAGATTTTCACCAAGCACGAGTGTTAGTTGCTCTTTATTAAAGTCAACTGCTTGGGTTTGATTACCCACACTCATAAAGTTTTTTACTGTAAGATCTTTTATTCTTATCATTTATAACTCGTTGTATATGTCTAAAAGTGTTTTGATATTGAATTGTTCACTGTCAATTGCACTTATTTCGTTGGTTACAATTTGATCTACACTTTCAAATTGCGCTATATCAAGTTCTGTAGAAATTTCTTCAATTTGTTTTTGTGGAATAAGACTTATTTCTCTACAATCGTACTGATTAATAAATGTTTCTTTGATGAACTGTGCTTCTTCATAAGAAATAGGAACGTCAATGCTTACACGAAGATACATCTTTGGCTTAATAATTTTATCTGTTTCTTCGAGAAGTTGTTTTAGTCCTATAGTTCTATATTTAGGACAGTTCTCCCAATTGATATATTGTGGTTCTTTGTTGTTTTCTCTATCAAGAATCATCATACCACGGTCGTCATCCCAAGCATCAGCATAATTGTGTGGTAAAGCATTTCCTATGTAGTGAATTTTTCCTTTGACTTGTCTTTTATGGAAGTGTCCGCTAAAAACATATTCCTGATGTTCGAAGTGTTCTGCACGTAAATCACCGTGGTCGGGCATCTGTACCATAGCATTCATATAGAAACTTGGTAATTCAAAGTGTCCAAACATGTATCGTGCTTTTATTTTAGGAATCCTCTTCCATTCTTCTCCTACTAACCACGGAACAAGGGCTACATCGTCTTGTTCTAATATCTCATTTACAACAGTAACACCTGGAATATGTCGTCCAAACTCAACACTGTGTAAGTCACGCTTGTCTTTGTAGTATAAATCGTGGTTGCCAGGAAAGTAAAAGAATTGATCAAAACTTTTACCTAGTTTTTCTAAACACCGAATGGTATAATCCATAGTGTTGATATTGAGACTGTTTCGATTGTGATGCCAGTCGCCACAGAATATAGCTGTCTCACAGTTATTTTCTTGTGCTTGTGTAATAAACCAATCTACAAACTCTTCACAATCATCGTTGTGTTGTTTACTGTTTCCTTTTAAGCCAAAATGGATGTCAGTAAACACTGCTGCTTTCTTAAACAAATCTAACCTCTTCCTTACGCTGTTGTATTATAGCGTAAATGTTTACACATGTCAAGTGTTTTTTCCTAGTTCTGCTTCTCTTTTTTGTTGATTTTCCCAATCACCTTGTGCTTGTCTAGTGTAACTAGGGTTCATATTGTTCATTTCAAGTATGTCGTCTCGGATATTTTGATTTCGTTTTTCAATATTAATAACTCTGACAAATGAGTTTGTAACTGCGGCTGTATAATAAGCGAATGGATTGTTGGACTTTGACTCGTCAAACTGTAAACCAATTTGAGCAAGTTGTAATATCGCTTGTCCTCGCATTTCGTCATTGTACGTATATCCTCTAACATTACCTCTTGTACCATATCTGTCACACAGTTTCATCCACATCATAGCAAGTTTATTTGTGGCCTTTCCATGGTCTTTTGAAAAATAGCCGTTTTCCATTCCCCCTTGCCAATGACTTTTACCTACACAAATTAGTTCATCATTTTCATTAAACTTATAATGCATGAAAGGAGGAAAATTTAGCCTTACTTTTTTATCTGCTTCTGTTTTAGGATTTTTCTTTCTACCAGGTTCGTCTGGTATATGCTCGTACGTCATTATTCTAAAGATGAGTTCGTGTTTTGATATTTTTCTATAGTCAATTTCAAACTCAGCTAGTTTTACTTTTTGTCCTTGTGACTTTGCAAGGTCGAACTGTTGAGTTTGAAGTCTTTTTGCTTTGTTTCTTTTTGCCTCAGCAATGGTTCTTACATTTATTTTTTCAACACTAGCTAATATTATGTCATATTGACTGTGTTCTTCGGTATCGACATAACTACAGAAAGTACCTTTTGACTTATGTATTTCTTTAAGTATGTCTTTGTTGTTAAGATAATTAACTTTTCTCATTTTTTCTCCAAATTATACTCTTATTATAAACTACTCTGTTAAAAAAGTCAATAAATACTTTATATAAAAGGAGTTTTTTTATGCCAACAACATTCAAAGACGGAATAATATCAAAAAACGGTGTCAATATGGGAGTAGACGTTAATCCGTCTGGTGATCCTGGAGTTGCAAGTGCGTTAGCATCACAAGGACGTGGCATAGCTGATCCTTTAGCAAGTGTATCTAATACTATTGGTAGCGAGTTTACAAGAGTAACTGAGGGTATAAAACAAAATGTAGAAGATTTTGTGCAAGATACTGGCTTTGGCAAACTTTTACGGGCAGTCAACTTGTTAGATGACGCAATGCCTGAAGCTTTTAGTTTTGGAGGAGACGTGAGCTTTGGAAGTAGTGGCGGTGAACCTGACTGGAGAGTCAAATTGTCATTGCCTAGCACATTCAAATCTAGCAACGTTCTTGCTCCTTTGTTGAAAACTGGAGGAATGGTATGGCCATATACCCCGCAAATTTATGTTACACATTCAGCTGGTTATACCCCTATTAAACCAGTACATAGTAATTATCCTTTTTTTGCATATCAAAATTCACAAGTGGATTCATTCAGTATTACTGGAGATTTTACAGTTGAAAATAGTTTAGAAGGCCAGTATTGGCTAGGAGCAGTTCATTATCTACGTTCTGTTACTAAAATGGCATACGGTAAAACAGATCATCAAGGTGCTCCACCACCAGTAGTAAGACTAAACGGATATGGAGATTATGTATTTAAGAATGTCCCAGTCATTGTACAAAGTTTTTCAGTAGAATTAAACCAAGATGTTGATTATATAAAGGTGGATATAGGACCAAACGGGTCTTATGTACCAACAAGAAGTAACATACAGGTCACTGTACAACCTATTTACAGTAGAAGAGCAGTTGAAACATTTAGTTTACGTAACTTTGTTAACGGAAACTATGTAGCTAGAGGCGGATTTATCTAATGGCAAATTATACTGCACAAAGTCCTTGGCATAAGACCAAAGTTAGAAACGGACAATACCTTGATGTTTTATCTATTCGTGCAATTCCGGCACAACCAGATGACATACTTTATACAATTGACGAACAGTATACACATAGACCAGACTTACTTGCGTATGATTTATATAATGATCAAAAATTATGGTGGGTGTTTGCCCAAAGAAATATGGACATTATAAAAGATCCCGTGTATGATATAGAAGCAGGTGTGCAAATTTACTTGCCAAAAGGTCCAAGTTTAAGAAAACAATTAGGATTATAAATGGTAAAATTACCACAAAACATTCAATCGCGCATGGAAGCCGCAGGCAAAACTGTTGATAGTTATATTACAGATAAAGCATCTAAATTACAACTAGAGTTAGCAAATGCAAAATCAATTATAAATGTAAACGGCGTTGCTGATTCTGTTGCAGGAGTAATAGGAGACTTTGAATCAGCACTTGTAGATCCAGAAACCAATGTTTCTACTAAATTTACTGAGGCATTTCCAAAAGCAACAAACATTTTTGATAATTTACTAGGCGGACTATTTAACGGACCTCCTTTTCCTAATCCGTTAAGGAAATTTAGCTCTATGAACTACATTCTAGGTCTAGGAGTTTTGTCTAATACAGAAATAAATTTTCCTGATTTGACATATAGACGCAGAGATCCTAACATAATGATTGCTAGGTCTGGAGGCGGTTTAGAAAATAAAGCAAGCACATTCTATGAAAAAAATGGACAAACTGAATATTTTATAGATGATCTTAATGTAGATTTAATATTAGGATCCAATCCAAAAACAAAACAAACTAATGCAGTAGCAATTGACTTTAAAATTACAGAACCATATAGTATGGGTCTTTTCCTACAAACATTGCAAATTGCAGCACTACAAGCAGGTCATAAAAACTATCTTGCCGCACCTTACATAATAACAATTGGATTCAAAGGTTGGGACGATAACGGAAATCCTATATCTTCCCCTGATCTACGTAGATTCGTTCCGATTAAGATAGTAGATTTAAATTTTGAAGTTACTGAAGGTGGTAGCGAATATCAGGTTACTGCTATACCTTGGAACGAACAAGCATTTACAAATCAAATACAAAGTACGAAATCAGATATAAGGGTTACTGGAAAAACAGTTGCAGAGATTTTACAAACTGGCGGATTTAGTGTATCCGCCTCATATAATCAAAGAGAACAAGAAAAGAAAAAAGATAAACAAGTCAAAACTCCCGACGAGTTTGTAATACTTTTTCCTAAATCTAGGTCTAGTGCAGAGGAACAACTTTTACTAAATGAGCAAGACGATGAAGGTGCAACTACTGGCGAAGAAAGGGAACTTAATCAAGACGAAAAGCAACAAATATATGACAGTATCAGCGGCACAGAAAACGGGCAAATGCCTGCAGATTTTGACGCAGAATTGAGTAAACTGTTAGGAATTGTAATAAAAAGAAGTAGCATTGGTGAAAGTATAAGAGAATTTGCACAAAATCCTGAAAATCTTAATCAAATAGGTCAAGCAAAACTAGTAGAATCTTATCTTGATGGCGGCAAACAACCATTTGGAAGACCAAAGTTTACAGAAGTTGACGGTAAAGAAGGAGTATTTGAAAGAGGAAAAATTACAGTCAGTAATAATTTGCGTGATTTAACTTTTGCTAGTGGAACAAAAATACAAACAATGATAGAAGAGATTGTGTTGTTAAGTGAGTACGGAAAACGTATTGCTGAAACTGAACCAGATGAAAATGGTATGATCCCCTATTTTAGAGTAGAAACTGATGTTTATAATATTACAGATCATGAACAGATGGACATGTCTGGAGAATATCCTAAAGTATATGTATATAGAGTTTTAGAATATATGGCACATATTTCTCACTATGCACCTCCTACCAAAAGCGGTATAGGATATAAGAGTTTAGAAAAACAAGTATGTAAAGAATATGACTACATATACACCGGAAAAAATGATGATATTTTAGAATTTGATATAAAAATAGACAAAGCATTTTTTACTGCAATACAACCGTTTGGCGGAGCACATAATTTTGGACCTAAAAGCCAGGAACAAAATAAAACAGCCGGAGATAATGACAATCAAGAGTATGAAAAAACAAGTGGTGACACTGATAATTTATCATCTAGTGGTAACGCTAGTTCTGGTGAAGATGATTCTCCTGGATCTGGAGAAACCGCACGAGGAGGACTTGACGACAGAACAAGCACTTCAGTAGCAAGAGATTTTAACGATGCTATAGTAAACAGTAATGTTGACTTGTTTAGTGTGCGGATGAAAATATTAGGTGATCCATATTACATTGCTGATAGTGGCCTGGGAAATTATAGTAGTGGTACAACACCTTTAATAAATCTTACACAGGATGGAACCCTGGATTATCAAAGTAGCGAAATACATGTAGCTTTGAACTTTAGAACACCTTTAGATTATGGCAGCGACGGTTGGATGGATTTTCCTGGACTAGGTACACAACCCGTAGGAGCATTTAGTGGATTATATAGAGTGCTTTATGTGTACAATACGTTCAATCAAGGAGTTTTTAGTCAAGAATTGTATCTGCTGAGAATGCGTAACCAAGAAGGAAAAGATACAAAAATTGCAGGAACAACAACTGACAATGTTGCTCTCAAACCAAAACAACAGGGTGAAAGTAACGGTGGTACTGGAGGAACCGCAGATACAAATGAAACAATAGCAAAAGGTCAAGAAGGAAATGGGTTCTAATGTCTCAACGTAATGTACTAGAAAGAAGTGAACGTCCTTCCTGGATGAAAGGTGTTGGACCGTATATAGGAAAAATTGTTAACCATCTTGATCCAGAATACAACGGAAGAATTGAAGTTGAAATTTTAAAAATTACAAAATCTGGAAATTCAGAGGAAGGCAGCGGTTATCTTATACCTTGTCAATACATTAGTCCGTTCTATGGTGTTACACCTAGGGAAGGCTTATCAGAAAACGCAGGTTATGACTACACACAAAAAAGTTACGGTATGTGGGCAATACCCCCAGATGTAGGCGTAAGAGTATTAGTGTTCTGTGCAGAAGAACAATTTGGTTATGGTTTTTGGTTTGGTTGTATACCAGATAATAAGATGAATTTTATGTTACCTGGATATGCTTCAACAACATATAACGACACAGATAAATCTTCGCCGTTACCTGTAGGTGAGTATAATAAAAAAACTGAAAAAGGGGTTGGAACTGATGCCACAGCATTTATCAAACCTGCAAACACAGATGCAGTATCTGCTTTAACTACAAGCGGACTCAAAAATGATAACATAAGAGGAACCAACACTTCTAGTGCAAGAAGAGAAGTTCCAAGTATGGTGTTTGGTTTGTCTACTCCGGGAATATACGATAGAAGGCCAGGCAAACCTAAAGCAAAATACGGTGAAAAAGTTGCATCTGCAAATATACCTTTTTCAAGATTAGGTGGGCATAGCTTTGTAATGGATGATGGTGATGCAACACTATTGCGTAAAGGACATCCTTCTTCATCACCTCCTACATACGCTAATTTTGAAGCTGGAGAATCAGGAGATTTTACACTTCCTCATAATGATTTAATAAGGTTAAAAACTAGAACAGGGCATCAAATATTGATGCACAATTCAGAAGATTTAATCTATATTAGCAATGCAAAAGGAAGCTCTTGGATAGAATTAACTTCTAACGGAAAAATTGACATTTATGCAACAGACAGTGTTAGCGTACATACTTCAAATGATTTGAATATTACAGCAGATAGAGATATAATAATGAAAGCTGGTCGCAACATAGTTTTAAATGCAGGCAAAGATGGACTTATAACAGCGGCAGAAGGAACACACATATCAGCCAAAACCCATACTGAAAGTGCACCTGATGGAATTAATATGAACGGTCCGCAAGCAAAACCTGCGTATTCTCCAATGAGAACACCAGAGCATGAACCTTGGGGAGGCCACGAAAATCTTGCACCTACAGAACACACATCTGAAAAATCAGATGCCGATCCAGCCGCAGGAAATACACCATTTGTTGCTACAGGATCTCCATCGGTTCCAGATACTTTTAGGAAGTCTAAATAAGGTTAAATAGTACTATGAGCACTCAAGAAAAACAATTATATAAACAGATAAACATTAAAAGTAATCAAAAAGACACTGTACCTGGAAGTAGAGTCTATAGAGGTATTTCTACAGTAAATCCAGAAAACACTAATGTTGTTCTGTATGATATTGCGCTCATAAAACAAGATATATTAAATCATTTTCATATACGCCAAGGTGAGAAGTTATCTGATCCAGAATTTGGAACTATCATATGGGATGCCTTGTTTGAACCTTTAACACCTGCTCTCAAAGATGCTATTACACAAAATGTACAAAGAATTATATCAAGTGATCCAAGGGTAAGGGCAGAAAATGTAATTGTAGATCAATACGAAAGTGGTCTACGTATCGAAGCGTCACTGACATATTTGCCTTACAATATTTCTGAAAGTTTAAGACTTACATTTGATGAAAATGCAGGCTTCTTAAGTTCATAGAATTAACTACCCAGTTTTTAAATTGTGGTAAATATATAAAAGGAATAAAGTATGTCCTCAACAGATAGACAAAATAGATTATTAGTAGCAGAAGATTGGAAGCGGGTATATCAATCCTACAAAAATGCTGACTTCCAGAGCTATGATTTTGATAATTTAAGACGCACTATGATAAATTATTTGCGTGAAAATTATCCTGAAGATTTCAATGATTACATTGAAAGCTCTGAGTATCTTGCACTGATAGATTTAATTGCATATCTCGGACAGAATCTAGCATTTAGAATGGATTTGAATGCAAGAGAAAATTATTTAGAACTTGCCGAAAGAAGAGAATCAGTCTTACGCCTTGCCCGATTGCTTTCTTATAATCCTAAAAGGAACCAATGTGCAAATGGACTTCTTAAAATTGCCAGTGTGTCTACGACAGAAGAAGTAAAAGACAGCAATAATATAAATTTAAAAGATCAAACAATCTTATGGAACGACAGTAGCAACACTAATTGGTATGAACAATTTATTAAAGTTTTAAATCGTGCTTTGCCAGTCAACGGCACATATGGAAGACCTGTAAAAAAGGAAACAGTGGCAGGGGTTCCTACAGAACAATATAGGTTCAACAGCACAAATGCTGACGTACCTGCTTTCAGTTTCAATAAAACAATTGATGGAAATACAACTAGGTTCGAAATTGTATCAAGTGATATAAACAATGGAGCTATTAACGAAGAAGCACCATTTCCTGGTAACAATTTTGCTTTCCTTTATAGGGATGATGGACAAGGAGCATCTAGTTCTAATTCAGGATTTTTCTGCCATTTTAGGCAAGGGACTTTAGATCAAGGAACATTTGCAATTACCAACCCTAGCACAAACCAGACCGTAAGTATTGATGCAACAAATATCAATAATAGTGATTTATGGCTTTACAAATTAGACAGTTTTGGTAACGAAGATGAATTGTGGACTAGAGTTGATTCTGTTGAAGGCAACAATGTTGTTTATAATAGTTTGTCAAAAAATATTAGAAATGTCTATAGTGTGTTAACACGTATCAATGATAGGATAAGTGTTATTTTTTCAGACGGAGTATTTGGCAATTTACCCCAAGGTACTTTTAGGGCATACTATAGAACAAGCAGAAATGCAAAGATTGTAATAAAACCGAGAGACATGCGCGGAGTAAGCATTGATATTCCTTATCTATCTCGTACCGGAAAAATTGAACAGATTAGTTTGATATTTGAATTACAATACACAGTTGATAATGCATCAGTATCAGAAACAAATGCTAATATAAGAAGTAGAGCTCCTGCAACCTATTATACACAGAATAGATTGATTACAGGTGAAGACTATCAGATAGGTCCTCTTTCTTCTAGTCAAGAAATTATTAAAGTCAAGAGCGTAAATAGAACATCAAGTGGGTTAAGTAGATATTTTGATCTTACAGATGCAACCGGCAAATATAGTAAAACTAACTTGTTTGGTACAGACGGTGTATTATACAAAGAAGTTTATAACAAAAAAACCAAATTTAATTTTAGCACAAGCATAGATGTTCAAGGCACAATATTAAATATTATTGAACCAATTTTGGGATCAAAAGAAGTATATAATTTTTATAGCAGTCAGTTTCCAAAAATAGATACTACAGATCTAAATATTACCTGGACTCAAAATACCAAAGATACAAATGTATCTACAGGATATTTTAAAAATGTAAATGATATAAGACAATTTTTAGGACAGTTTACTACAAGTGTTTTAAAATTAATTAAACCTGGTGCAAGCATTAAACTACAAGCACCTGCTGGTAAACATTTTATGCCAGATGGTACCTTAATGAATGGAGCTGCAGATCATCTAAACAGTAGAACATACAAGTGGGTGAAAGTTGTAAGCGTAAATGGTAATGGTACATTAGACAACACAGATGGAACAGGTCCTGTAACATTTAATGATGTTATTCCAACTTCGGCTCAATTGGTAGAAATTAAACCAACTGTGTCAAAAAAATTAGAAGACGATGTTAAAACACAATTAATTGACCAAACAGTTGCATATCTAACTTATGGGCTACGCTTTGACAGAGATCTAGGACAATGGCGTATAATTACTGCAAACAACCTAAACGCTACAGGTGACTTTAGTATAGGTAAAACCGGAGACATAACTGGACAACAATTAGATGCAAGTTGGTTACTTAAATTTACAACAGATGGCAACACTTACACTATAGACTATAAAGGGTCTAGATATGTATTTGAAAGTGACAAAGAAATAAGATTTTACTATGACAGTAGTGACAAAATTTACAACAATCTTACTGGTAAAATAGTCAAAGATAAAATTACAGTTTTAAATAATAACAACAAGCCAGATTCTGTAGAAAAATTCACAGTTGATTTTGATTGGGAAATAACAAAAGAATTTAGAGATAAAGAGGGATACGTAAATAGTAAGAAAATAGAAGTAACATTTTTTGATCAAGACGATGACGGAGTTGTTGATGATCCCCAAATTTTTGAAGAAATAGTTCAAGAAACAAATAATCCTACGACAAAATATATCTTTAATAAAAGGTATACTACATCCGATGGAGTAGAGGATTTTAATTATATAAGCAAGGATGAACTTAAACCTATAGTGCTACAGAATAAAGGTTTTCTAGGAGCATTGAGTCAGTATGATAACGGACAAGTTTTTTATTTTATAGATGAAGATATATTCGAAGTTTATAATGGTACTACAGTTACAACATCTCTAACTACAGAATACAAAGCATATATAGGTAGAGAAGGTTTGAGATTTCAATACGTACACGCCGCAGATGATTCATCAAGAATAGATCCAAGTGCTAGTAATATAATAGATTGTTATATGCTCACAAGAAGTTATGATACACAGTTTAGACAATATTTAGACGGTACACTTGCTACTAAACCTTTACAGCCTTCTAGTGATGCATTATACACAGCGTTTGGACAACAATTAAACAACATAAAATCATTAAGTGATGAAATTATATATAGTCCTGTTAAGTACAGAGTGCTGTTTGGAGATAAAGCAGAATTGGATCTACAAGCAAAATTTAAAATCGTAAAAAATCCTGATTTAGTGTTAAATGATAATGATATTAAATCAAGAGTAATTTCTTCTATTAACAAATTCTTTGCATTAGAAAATTGGGACTTTGGTGATAAGTTTTACTTTAGTGAATTGAGCACATATGTGATGAATGATTTAGCACCTGATATTGTAACATTTATAATCGTGCCAGAACAAGTTACACAAGTATTTGGTTCTTTGTATGAAATAAAATCAGAGGTAGATGAAATTTTTATTTCAGGAGCAACGGTTGATGATTTAGAAATCATAGACGCAATAACCGCAACAAGATTACAAGCACAAGGTAATGTTACTACAGCAGGAAACACTATCAATGTAGGAATACAAAGTTCACCTAACACAACATCATCTCCTGCAATAACAACCAGTGGAACAGTTTCATCGAGCAGTTCGAGTAGTTCAAGTGGCAGTGGAGGTTCAGGTGGTAGTGGATCAGGTGGTAGTGGATCCGGCGGCGGAGGATATGGTTACTAATGGCCTATAACGATAATCAAAATGAACCAGCACTTCCAGCAGGTAATGAAAACTATAAAAGAAAAACTGAAAATCATTTACCTCGATATTTTAGGACTAGGTTTAACAAAAAATTTCTACAGTCTACAGTTGACCAATTAACGCAACCAGGAGTAGTTGAAAAAATTAATTCATACTATGGTCGTAAAACTGCAAAAGCATATAAAGCAAATGACAATTATGTGGGTGATGTTGATAAGCAAAGGGAAGACTATCAGCTTGAGCCTGCATCTATAATTAAAGATGAGCTTGGTAATGTAAATTATTATGCTGATTATAACGACTTTACTAATAAATTAAATGCAGTAGGAAATATAAACAAAGACCATAGTATAGTAAACCAGCAAGAATACTATGCATGGAACCCGCATATTGACTGGGATAAATTTGTAAATTTCAGAGAATATTATTGGTTGCCTAGCGGTCCACAACTTATTACAGTTGTCGGTCAAAGCAGAGATATTGAAAGTACGTATTCTTTAGAATTAGCAGATAATGTAGATAACGTAACTTATAAGTTTACTCCTGATGGATTAACAAATAATCCTACACTTACTTTGTATCGAGGACAGACTTACAAGTTTGACATAGATGTACCAGGTCATCCTATTGCGTTTGCTACTAAAAAAAGTTTCACACCGGGAGCATCGGTACTTGTTGAAGCGACAGATGGTATTAGATCTCCAGGAGTTTACGATATTGGATTATACGATCAAGAAGGTTTAGTCTATGATGGCGGAGGATATATTGTTGAACCTGCTGAAGCAAGTTTTACAGCAGGCACTTCTCAAAATACATCATTAATTTATGATACAGGTGTAAAACAGTATAATGACGAAGGAGAAGAACAGTCTGTTGTATATTTAGAAAAAGGTACAATAGAATTTACAGTTCCTGAAACTGCTCCGGATAGGCTATATTATATCTCAAAAAATGATCCTAATATTTCTGGTTTTATAAGAATCTTTGACATAATAGAAAACACAGAGATAAATGTTGAAAATGAAATAATAGGAAAGAAAACTTATAAAACTACTGGTGGTTTTGAATTAAGTAACGGAATGCAAGTAGAGTTTGCAGGTAATGTTACTCCTGCAAGTTATGGAACTGGACAGTATTTTGTTGAAGGTGTAGGCGATAAAATAAAATTAATCCCTGCAATTAGACTAGAGACTAGCGGTGATTTTACCAAAGACATAGATTTAGAATTTGATGTTAATGCATTTGATTTTTATCCTTTTGATAAAGCAATTGGCTTTCCTGACAAAAAAGATTACATAGTTATACATAGATCAAGTACAGACGGTAATCTATGGAGTAGGTATAACAAATGGTTTCATAAAGATGTTATAGAAAAGTCAGCACAAATAAACAACAGAGTTGTTGATATTGATGTTAACGCCAGGGCAAGTCGACCTATTGTAGAATTTGAACCTGGATTAAAATTATATAATTTTGGCACGCAAACTAAAGATGATGTTGATCTTATAGATAATTTTACAAAAGATGCTTTTAGTACAATAGAAGGATCTCAAGGATACAACATTGATGGAGTTGATGTAACAAATGGAATGAGAATTTTGTTTACAGCAGATACTGATTTGCTTGTCAAAAATAGAATTTATCAAGTTAAATTTATTACAGTTAACAATATTTCGCAAATTACTTTAACTGAAATTGCAGATACTAATCCTATCTTAAATGAAACTGTTTTAATTACTAACGGAACTACCAATAGAGGAAAGTATTATTTTTATAATGGCATAGAGTGGAAAGCAACACAAGCCAAGACAAAAGTTAATCAACCACCTATGTTTGATTTGTTTGATAAAGACGGAAAAAGTCTATCAGATGCAACAGTATATGCGTCAACTAACTTTATTGGTAACACTGTCTTTGAATATAAGATTGGTACAGGCAGAAATGACACAGAGTTAGGATTTCCTCTATCATATAGGAATATAGAAAATTCAGGTGATATAGTCTTTAATTTTAAATTATTGAACGATAAGTTTGCATACCAAGATCAAAATGAAATAATAGAAATCAATACAGATACAGCATACGTAAGATTGTACGATAGCATAGACAACTTTAGAACAGAAAATGGTTGGATTAAGGCTGATAGTTTGAGCAATCAATATGTTTTACGACAGTATGTTTTTGATAACTCAACTAACGACTTTGCAATAGATGTATATGATTCCGTTGATTTGTCTGATTTATGGATAAGGGTTTACAAAAATAATAAATTACAATTTAGAAGTACAGACTATACTATTGTATCTGACTCTAATAATGACAAAGCAGTTAGATTTGTAAATGATCTTAAATTAGATGATGTTATACTTCTTAAAACTAAAAGCTCAAAACCAAAAAATGAAAATGGTTTATATGAAATAGTCGCAAATTTAGAAAAAAATCCTTTAAATGAAAACTTAAATGAATTTACTATAGGAGAAGTAGTAGACCATGTAAGCACTATTGTAGAATCATACAATAATTTCCAAGGAGTGTTTCCAGGTGTAAGTAATTTAAGAGATGCAGGACCAATAAGTAAATTAGGCACGAAATTTGTAAAGCATAGTAGTCCGTTTAATTTACCTACCTATCATTTAGTAGACAAAAGTGCAAACATTGTTTTAGCATTAGATTTTGCTAGAATTGAATATTCTAAATTCAAAAGAAGATTTTTAGAAACAGCTGATACTTTAGGATATGATGGTCCTATAAAAAGTACGATAGAAGAAATATTTAAAGAACTAAACAAAGATAAGACCACCAGTATGCCGTTCTTCTTTAGTGATATGGCGGCCACACTAGGATCAATAAAAACTTCCTATACTATAGAAGATCCTGACGAACAATATTTTCCGTTATCTACAGCATTTTTTAAAAATAAAGCCAGTAAAAGATCTGTACTTGTTTATAACAATAATATACAACTTACCTATGGTAAAGATTATACTTTTGATGACGATGGATTTATAAACTATACCGGAACAAAAAGCCAAGATGATATTGTTGATATTTACGAATATGAAAATACAAACGGTAGTTTTATTCCGCCTACCCCGACAAAATTAGGTCTGTATCCATCATATATACCTAAACTCTATATAGATGATAGTGTCAATGCAGAAGCACCAGCAGACGAAAGTGGACCTTGGAAGATTTATGCATCAGACGATAAAGGAAAATTAGGTTGGTATTATCCTTTATATGCTGACATACAAGATGCAAAAACAAGAGATACAGAACTAGGTGGTTCTGGACAAGCTCATGCTCATAAATTTGACGGTCTTAATAGAACTTTCTTTATGCCTAATAGTTCTATGAATCATGCCACTAGAGATAATGAATCAATATCTGAATGGCCACAAGGACTAACAGTAATACAAGGTCATGACGGAAGCAGATATACTGCCTTCAAAGATTATAGAGATGAATTATTACTAGATTTAGAATTAAGAATATACAATAACCTTAAACAACCTTATGATACCACGCTCTTTGATCTAGCAGATTTTGTGCCAGGTCAGTATAGACCTAACAGTATTAACAAAACTGATTTCGATACAGCTATCACAGCAGATTTTGTCAAATGGGCAGAATCTATTAATGCTGATTATACATCAAACACTTACTTTGATAGAAACAATACATTTTCCTTTAATTATAAAGGTATGAACTTTACCACTGGTGGAAGGCTACCTGGATGGTGGAGAGAAATATATAGATTAGCGTATGATACTGATCGTCCACATACACATCCTTGGGAAATGCTAGGATTCAACGACAAACCTAGTTGGTGGGAAGATGTATATGGACCAGCACCCTATACAAGAAATAATGAGCTATTATGGAATGATATCGAAAACGGCTTTATAAAAGAACCAAATAAAAAGTTAATTGTAAATAGCAAATTTGCAAGGCCGGGTATAAGTTCACATCAACCTGTTGACGAATCTGGTAATTTGTTAAGTCCTAATGATTCGGGCATTGTTACAGATTTTAGTATAAGTGGCGCAAGAGACAATTATAGTTATGGTGATGGTGCCCCTGTAGAAAATGGATATAAAAGAACAAGTGAATATCCTTTCAGTATAATAAAAAGTATTGTAATAAACAGACCGAATAGGGTTTTTGCAACAATTTTTGATAGACAAAGACAAACACGCAATAGTGCAGGACAACTACAATATAATAGTAGCGAAAACCAAATCATTCTTAAAAATATTATATTTCCTAGTACAAAAAATGATGCAACTCAGATTTTTACAAGCGGGTTGGTAAATTATATTGCTGACTATATGAGTTCTGATAGTTTACAAACATATCAATCATATAAAGATAATTTAAAAAGTATAACTAATCAGATTGGTTTTAAGGTTGGCGGATTTACTGATAAAGAGAAGTTTAGATTACTTTTAGATAGCAGAACTCCACTTAACCAAGGTAATGTTTTTGTCCCAGATGAAAACTATAAAATTTTCCTAAATGAAAGCTCAGCCTTAAAAGAAGTAAGTTACAGTGGAGTAATTATTGAAAAACTTGCACAAGGATTTATTATAAGAGGCTATGATACAAGAACACCTAGTTTCACATATTTCAAACCTATTAAACTTCAAAATGATCCATTCATAAATGTTGGAGGGGTTAGTGAACGGTTTGTAGAATATACACAAGGTAGAACATATACTACAGGAACATTAGTTTCTTTTAATGGTGCATATTATAGGGCAAAAGAAAATTTAACAAATGTCGCTGAATTTGATAGTAGTAAGTTTGCTAGATTGCCTTCACTACCTGTTGTAGGAGGCGTTTCTGCACAGTTGCGTAGACAATATGAATCTACACCTTCTATTTTAAAGTACGGTGAAGTTCTACAGTCTTTTCAAGACGTAGTTGACTTTTTATTAGGATATGGTGCTCATTTAGAATATTTAGGATTTCAATTTGAAAACTTTGACGATGCTGAAACTGAAGTACAAAACTGGAACACAGCCGCAAGACAATTCCTGTTTTGGACTTCACAAAATTGGAGAGCCGGCACTGTATTAACTATTTCACCTAATGCTGAAAATTTAAAATTTAAATCTCAATATTCAACTGTAGGTAATGTCTTTGATAGTATGTTTGGATATAGTATTCTTAAATCAGATGGTAAGCCACTGGAACAACAGTTTGTCAAAGTAAGTAAAAACAGTGACAACGAATTTGAAATGTATACAGTAAACACAGCAGACGGAATATATGCTGTAAGATTACCATTAATTCAAAAAGAACATATTGTATTATTAGATAATTCTACTGTATTTGGTGACGTTATTTACGATGTTGCACCTGGTTATAGGCAGGAAAGAATAAGAGTTTTAGGTTATAAAACCATAGATTGGAACGGTAGTCTAAACATTCCTGGATTCTTTTATGATGATGCCAAACCTACTCAATGGACGCCTTGGCAGGATTATTCTGTAGGTGATATTGTAAAATACAAAGAGTTTTTCTACACTGCTGATACAAAAATAGCAGGTTCAGAAGTTTTCGAAGAAAATAAATGGATTAGATTAGCTAATAAACCTAATGCAGGATTATATTCAAACTTTGATTATAGAATTAATCAATTTACAGATTTTTATGATTTAGATAGCGACAACTTTGATACAGAACAACAGAGACTTGCACAGCATTTGATAGGTTATCAAAAAAGGCAATATCTTGAAAATATTATAAATGATGACGTCAGCCAATATAAGTTTTATCAAGGATTCATACAAGAAAAAGGAACACGCAACAGTCTTACAAAATTGTTTGATGCACTAGCAAGTGCAGACAAAGATAGTTTAGAATTTTTTGAAGAATGGGCTATCAAAGATGGTCAGTATGGTGCAAGTGAAGGATTTGACGAAGTTGAATATAAATTAGATGAATCTAAATTTAGATTAGTTCCACAGCCTATTTTACTAACAGATAATATTACAGGACAAGAGACTGATCTACTTTATAGAATACCTACTTATCAAACATATTTAAAACCAAAAAATTATGATCATTCGCCGTTTCCAGAGAAATATGTAGGCACTGGTTATATTAAAGATGCAGGATATGTAAATTACGAAGATGTAGATTTTGTAATTGGACAATATTCTGAAATACTACAAATTGATATACAAAAAGTAAAAGAAAGTGATTATATATGGGTCCAAAACTATGGTTATAAATCTTGGAATGTATTACAGCATATTAACAGTGGATATTCAATAGAAAAAATAGAACCAGATAATACTGATATAAAAATCACAATCAATGCAACTCCTACAGATATTAAAAAGGGTGATATCATCGGTATATTTGATATTATTAGCACATCTGTAACAGAGGATTCTACCACTGTTGCAACCACTACTGTTGATCCTTTAAAAGGATTTTATAAAATCAAGGATGTAACACTTAATACAATTACTGTTGAAAATTCAGAGGCTGTAGATGTAATAGAAAATATAGAAGGAACACTTACTAAATTTATTGAATGTAGAGTTAGCAATCTAAAAGATGCAAACATATTTTCTCAAAATCACATTCAGCCTCAAGAAAATATATGGATAGATGATAATGATTTTGCAAATTGGACAGTCCTAAAGAATGCAAACAAATTTGATTTACTACAAGAAGTTTCAAATAACAATAGTGGTACTGCGATAAATTTTGCAAAAGCATTTGCTGTTAATGATAGAAATACAATCCTTGCAGTTGGTTTACCTAATAAAGATGACGGTCAAGTTTTAATTTATCAAAGAGCAACAAATAGTTTAAATTATGTATTGAACCAAGTCATATTTGCTCCAGAAAATATTGCAGACCCTAATCAAGAATTTGGTTTTAGTATAGATTTAAGTGACGATGGAAAATATTTAATTGTAGGTTCACCGTCTGCATCAAAGGTTAAGACAAAATACAGGGGTGGTTTTGAACCTACAGCAGATTATGCGCAAGGTGATATAGTCAAAAAAGACGATCAATTATACGAAGCTATAAACCCTATTATTGGCGCAGATGATAATATTGAATTTGTTAGTTTTTCTAGTGTTGCAGACATACTATTCGATTTGAATCTTGACGAAGAAGACAGCGAACAGATACCTATGTTACTAACAGGAAATTATCCTTTTGAAAATGTAACAGCTGATCACTTTTTAGTAAGAGCTCCTAAAACACAATATGAAGGATCCGGCGAAGGTGATGAAATAAAGTTAGCTTGGAACCCACTAACCAACGCCAATCAGACACAGCTTAATCTTGTTAACACATTACCGTTTGGCGGGAATGTGTCTTATCTTTCTGAAAACTACCTACAGTCACAACATACCATAAGCAAAAAAATTGATGCAATACTATTTGTTGACCAGTCAACAGTTATTCCTAATATTGGTGATACTGTAACAACTCAAGGCGCAGTGGCTAATGTTGCATATACCTTCAACGTAGGAGCACAGGTTACAATTTATGTGAATCAAGTCAATGGTGAGTTTCCTGCTAATAACAGTTTGTTTATAGAAGGAAATGATTTTGTTGGTGAATATGTTTTATCAGGACCTAACGAACAAACAGCTACAAGCACACAATTAGGAGGATATTGGTTTGTACAATCAAGTAATCCCTATAGTGTAACTACAACAACATCTGATGTTGCTAGAGGATTAGTTATATATGACCTTATTCCTGATAGCAGTGTAACTGGAAATTATTACTATAATATTTTAGACTTTGAAACTTCCACTATAGATAGTGAAAACACAGACCATAGTTACGTAAGAGTTCTGTCATTTCAAGGAAGTCCAGGACCATACGGCACTACATCTCCTACCTTGAGTCAATATTGGCTAGCTAGAGCTCCTAAAGCAGTTACAGATTCTCTGACAGCAGGAGATAAAATTAATTTTCACTGGAATGAAATGAAAAAGACCGTGTCAAAGATGACGCTAGTGAACAATGTTACAGTTGTTAAAGGTGAAGTTATAACTCAAGATGTTACTGGAGCAACAGCTACCGTATTTCAAAATGCAACTAATAGTAAAGAAGTTTTATTACAAAATATAACAGGAACATTTTCAACAGTAAATTTATTAAACGGAAGCATCAGCGGCAGATTGTTTACTAATGTATTTGCTCTTCCAGTAGAAGATACACTTGTACAGCCTTCTGACATAGGGCTTTCATACACTTTGACTAACAAAGAACAGACTGTATTTGATATTTGGGACGGATATATCGATTATGAAAATTTATTCTTTGAAGCCGGTCAACCGTTAGAACCGAGAATAGGCCAAACACTACAAGACATGAACACGGGTGCGACAGCAGAGGTGGTATTCTATCAAAGAGACTTAAACTCTGTTAGAGTATATGTAAAAAATGTCCAAGAAGGCACAGTTGATCCGATAAAAGGTTTTGTTGGCGGAGGTTGGAGTAGAGGTGATGATTTTGGCAATGCTGCTGAAATACAAATGTTAGCCTTTCCAGGCGGACCTAATCCAGATGAATATGGCAGAGTTGATATATACACTATTGATCGACCTATAGGACAAGTTGATAAAGTAAGTTTAGGTTATACTCCAGACGGCATAGGTAAATTGGTAGTATTTGATACTGGATCAAATATTTCTTTACCAACAACAAATGAAATTAAAGATATAGAATACTGGTTGTATACCAAGACCACAGTATTAGGAGTACCGAGAGGTGCAAATGTTCCAGCACCTGATAATTTGGATTATATTACAAAATATTTTATTCCTACATCTACAAATGGATATCAAAGCAATTATCAAAACGAGGGAATGTATTCTATCTATGAAAGACTGTCTACTGGTAGATACGAACCTGTTAATTCTTATATAGGACAAATTTCAGACGAAAACACATACACAGGTTATAATGTCCAAATTAGGAAGAACAATGACATTTATAGAGGTTACATAGGACAACCAGGACCTCAAGATAGTTCGGGAATAAGTCTAAATGATACACCTGGTAAAATACTTTTCATTAAAAAAGGCATAGAGAACAATAATACATATAATTGGGAATACGCAAGAAACAAAAAATTTAGAGGAGAGTTTTCTTCTACAACAGAATATTTTCAAAACGATATTGTTTATCTAAACGATCCGCAAGGTACATTGTACAATGCTATTACTAATATTCAACCTGGTGAATTTGATGCAACATTATGGGATAGCACAGATGACCTTATAGATTATGTTGGTTACATTCCTAATAATACAGGTTTGAAGGTTATAAATGATAGTTCGCAAGATAGTGTTCTCGATCAAAGTGAAATGTTTGATTTTGCGAGTAGTTTTGATGTAAGTAAAAACGGTGAAGTTTTATTAGCACAAGTTAAGTATTTGACAGTGCCTAATATTGTTGCTGTTTATAGAATCAAAGATGGACATTATCAGTTTAGTCAAAATATAGAAGCTGAAACAGTTGGTTCACAGTTTGGCCATAAGGTACAGATTAGTGATGACGGAAAAATGATTGCTATATCTGCTCCGTATGATGACACTAATTTTGATGATCAAGGCAAGGTTTATATTTACAAACAAAAAAATGGTGTGTTTGAATTAGTGCAAAAGCTATCTAGTCCGGTTGACCTGTCATCTCAACAGTTTGGTAGTAACATAGACTTTGATGGCAATAATATTGCAATAACTGCAAAAAATGCAGATTCATTTATTGAAACTACATTTGATAATAAATCTACAATACTTGATCAAGGTTTTACCAATCTTAAAAACTTTACCGAAGATACAGGAATAGTCTACTTGTATCAATTAATTAATGACACTTTTGTTTATGGCCAACCTTTGCAGTACAATAACAAGTACGGTGGTGTGTTACGTTTTGGTGAGAATATAAAATTACAAAATAATCATATATATGTAGGTTTGCCTGCTGTACAAAGTGATGATGATTATATAGGAACACTAGTTGATTTTAGAATTGCTGAAAATAAAAATATATTTGAAGTACATAGATCAGCGAAAAGCACAGTAAATTTAGAAAAAATTAAACGTGTTATACTTTATAACACAAAAAGTAAAAAACTTTTGACTTATCTAGATTACATAGATCCTATTCAAGGAAAAATAGCCGGTCCAGCTGAAGAAAATTTAAGATATAAACTTTATTATGACCCTGCTTATTATACAAATGTTACAGATGGAACTAGTGCTACTAAATCTGATGCATTTTGGGGTAACACTCAAGTGGGTCAATTGTGGTGGGATCTAACAAATGCTAAATTTGTAAATCCTTATCAAGATGACATATTTTATAGCGTAGCAAATTGGAATAAACTAGCAGACACAAACTCAATTGACATTTACGAATGGGTAGAATCAAATATACTTCCTGCCGAGTGGGACAATATTGCAGACACTGCTGAAGGAACACCTCTAGGTATAAGTGGATTAAGTAAATATGGTAATAATGCATATGTACAGAAACAAGTTTTTGATAGTGTTTCTCAATCTTTTAGCAACAAGTACTATTTCTGGGTAAAGAATAAAAAAATAAAACCAAATACAGAGTTTAGAACACTGTCAGCAGAAGCAGTAGCAAAATTAATTTCAAATCCAGCTGATCAAGGTTATAAATTTGTATCGTTTGTTACTTCAAATAGTTTCACCATACATAATTGCGATTCTTTATTAGAAGATAATGATGTAGCTTTAAGTGTGCAGTATTGGACTATAGATAATCAAAATATAAACATTCATAATCAGTACCAAATTATTACAGATGGTTTAGAAACAAGTGTTCCTAACAGAGATATAGAGAATAAATGGGTTGATAGTCTTGTAGGTTATGATATGTACGGAAGAGAAGTACCTGATCCTACACTTTCAGAAAAAGAAAAATACGGTACATTGTTTAAACCTAGACAATCTTGGTTTGTTAACAGAGAAGAGGCATTAAAGCAATACATTGAAAGAGTTAATAGAATACTAAAAACCAATTTAATTGTTGATAATAAAGATATTTCAGAATTACAGCGTCAAGAAATAGTACCTGATAGTAGTTTAAATTTATACGACACTACAGTTGACACAGTTTCTGATTTAGAATTTATTGGAGTAGCTAAAGCAAAGCAAGCAGAAATACAACTAGTGATAGAAAATGGAACTGTTGTAGATACTTTGATATTGGATCCTGGTAGAGGGTATCTAGTAGCACCATCATTTACAATAAACGGTACAGGAACTGACCTTGAATTAAATATTACAATTAATAATTTAGGTGTTATTACAAATGTTGATATTACAAATGGCGGCAAAAACTTTAGTCCAAACGATAGTATAACATTACGTAAGTATGCAGTCCTAGTAAATGCCGATGAAAATATTCAAGGAAGATGGGCTTTATACGAACGTGCAGGAAACAGTTGGTCTAGAATAAGAAGCCAAAGTTTTAATTGTAATAATTATTGGGATTATGCAGATTGGTATGCACCAGAGTTTAGCGAATCTACTAAAATTGACAATATAATTGATAGATCATATGAATTGCAAACTGTAAGTGATAATATAGGAGACATAACAAAAATTAACAATGTTGGTTCCGGAGGATGGTTGCTGTTAAGAAAGATAGACAACCAAGAGAACGTTGACTACACAGTAAATTATGAAACTATTGGTAGACAAAATGGCACTATACAATTTAAAATTTCTATATTTGATACTACCGAATCTCTTACAGGTTTTGATGTAACTAGTTTTGACATTAGATTCTTTGATAGTGTGCCTACAAATGAAACCAGAATAATAATCAATGCTATAAAAAATGATTTATTCACAGAAGAACTTAAAGTAGAATATAATAAGTTATTCTTTGCTAGTTTAAGATATGTATTATCTGAACAGCCATTTGTTGACTGGATGTTCAAAACAAGTTTTGTAAAAGCTAAACACAATGTAGGAAACTTAAGAGAAGATATTACATTTAACAATGATAATTTACCTAGTTATGAGGAATATATTAATGAAGTTAAACCATTCAAAACAAAACTGAGAGAATATTTAAGTTCCTATGAAAGAATAGATAATTCTCAAAGTAGAATAACTGATTTTGATTTAGCACCAACATATAATGCTTCTGATAATGCAATAAGTCCTATAAGAACACAAGTTATAGATAATAGTATTGTTGGTTTAGCAGATGATTTAAATAGTTATCCTAATAAAAACTGGTCAGATAGTGTAGGATTTGTAGTTAAAGAAATAAACGTTGCAAAGGCAGGACAGGGATACTCAAGTGCGCCTCAGATTATTATTTCGGGCGGTGGCGGCACAGGAGCCAAAGCAGTTGCGAAGTTAGGAAGAGGAAACGGTGTTACATCTATTGAAGTAATTAATAGCGGTAGTGGATATATTTCAGCTCCTACTATTACTATAAATGGAAATATAACTGAAGGCGGCACCGAAGCAAAAGCAAGTGTAGTCATTGGACAGTCATTACCGAGAACTATTCACACGTTAGTAAAGTTTGATAGGACTACAGGAAATTATCTAATTACTACATTAGGTGAAACGCAAACATTTATTGGTTCCGGATCAAAATATATATTTGATTTAGAATGGCCAATGGATCTACGCAAAAGTGAAATATCAGTTAGTGTAGACAACATTGTTTTATTAAACAGTCAGTACACATATGAAAATATTTTAGACAACTCTAAAGGTTATGATAGATTCTTTGGCAGAATAACTCTTACAGAACCTGCTAAAAATAACAGCAGTGTAATTGTTCAATACAAAAAAGACATAAATCTATTGCAAGCACAAGATAGAATTAATCTAGCATACAATCCCACAACAGGACAGTTTGGAAAGGATCTAGGACAACTAATAGAAGGTATAGATTATGGCGGAGTAGAAGTAAAAAGTTTTGACTTTGGCGGATTAACCGGTTGGGATAGTGCTCCATGGTTTACAGGAGAATATGATACTTACGATACTACTTATGAAGATGAAATAATAACACTTGATGGTTCTACAAATATTATTACATTGAATAGTGCTTTGGAAAATAATGTTGTATACAATGTTTATAAGAATGGTATAAGATTAGATGATCCTGATTGGACAGATGACTCTACGCAATTTACTAATCCTAATGCTGTTATGCGTAGCATTGTAGGCAACGGATCACAAACTACAATTAATATAGGTGAACTTGGTATATCTGGAGTTGCTGATGATACATTTATTATTAGAAAATCTACAAGTGATGGTAGTTTCCTACCAACCAACATTAATTTTGATACATTAATTACAGGCGGCACTTTAGATTATACAAACGCAACCGGACTAGCATCTGAAGATATTAACATTGACGGTGACGGATTCTTTACTCCATTAGCAAATGGCGGCCCAGAAGAAGTTATGCCAGGGCAGGTATTTGATACTCTTGATCTTAAAGTTTACGAAAGACCTACCGGAGGTGCCTCTACAATAACAAGTAGAAATTATACAGGTAACGGAATTAGAACAGTATTTGATATTGGAACCGGTCCTATTACAAAAAATAATCTGCTAGTAAAAGTGAATAGCACAGTAAAGAAAATAGATACTGACTATACAATTGACTTTGATAATAAAACAGTAACATTTACATCTGCTCCGGCAATCAACTCAACAGTTTCTTTATTAAGTATGGGATATGCAGGAGAAAATATCTTGGATATTGATTCTTTTGTAAGTGACGGTTCAACTGTTGACTTTTTAACAAACATTACATATTCTGATAATGTAAAAGCACTTGTAACTATAGAAGGTGTTGAAATACCACATGATATTGTAAAAGCAGATAATTCATACTTGAAACCAGGAAACATTATAATACGATTTGCAGAAGCTCCTGCTTTAGATAAGATCGTTAATTTTGGTCTATTCATAGGACAAACACAAAACTATAGTGTAGTTACAATAGACGAATTTGAAAGTGACGGAAGTACAACTTCTTATTCTCTTACTACTACACCATTTTCTCAAACACCTACAGAATGGTATACTCTTGTAACAATAAATGATCATGTGTTAAATGCAGGATACAATGAAATCTTTACAATTTCTTCTACTAGAGAATATAGGCTGAAGAAATGGCAAGTCCCATTAGGAACATTATCAAATAAACAAATCAAAGTTTATATTAATAATATTGAAAGACAATATATTAAGGATTGGTCTTTTAGTAGTGCAGGAGAATTTGATCCAACTATTCCTGCAAGTCAACAGGCTGGAAGCACAATTACTCTGTCAAGAACAGCTGGATCACCAGGTGATGAATTAAGAGTGTTTATTTTAGGATTAGACGATAGCACTGGTTCTGGCGGTGATTATCGGTATGGATATTTTGACGCCGACGGTGACTTTATATCTACTCCTGGAGTATTACATATTGCAAAGAATTATGCAGTAGGGGATATAATAAAGGTTACTCAATTTAGTAATCATAACTCCCAAGGAATAGATAGACAGAGTTTTGACGTTAAAGAAAAAACAGAAATATTAAAAGGAACTATAGAAGGTGAACAAGTTTTTGCACTTGACGGAAGTACCGCTGAATTAGAGTTATTTCCATTAAGCGATAGAGTGAAATATGCTGTATTTCTAAATGATATAAGAATTGATGATATTAATTTTGGAACTGGAAATACTGTTTTGAATCCAAATGCAGTAATGAAAACAATAGAAGGTGCAGGACAAACAGTATTTAATTTAGATAATAATAATGTATCTGCAGATGTAGGAGACATTATAAAGATAAAACCTGTAGAAATAATATATACTCCAACAGAAGATACTGATGATTACTATGAATTAAGACAGTTGCGTAACGGGATAATTCCTTTGCGTAAATCAGCAGTTGATGATCAATATGTTTGGGTAATAAAGAATGGTAACTTGTTAAGTCCTAGTGTAGATTATGTGCTTACTGAATCTAAACAAAGTATAAAACTTGTAAGCCCTCTTGCAGAAGATGACACGGTTGAAACAATACATTTTGCAAATAAGATATTGCAACAAAAAGTAGGCTGGCGCCAGTTTAAAGATGTATTGAATAGAAATCATTACAAACGTATTAACGGAACATTCAATTATACACTTGCTGAAGATTTACATTGGTGGTCCAAATCCATAGTTCTAGATACTACTGATGGACTACCAAGTCCTTCAATTGATACAAAAACACCTGGTGTAGTCTTTATTGATGGAGAAAGAATAGAATATTTCGTTAAAGACGGTAAACAGTTAAAACAACTACGTAGAGGTACACTAGGTACAGGGGTGAAAAACATGTATTCTGCAGGAACAGAACTTTATGATCAAAACATAGCAGAATCACTACCGTACAAAGATGAAATATTAACAACAATATTTACTGCTGATGGAACAACTAAAACATATGAATTAGATTTTACACCAAATAGCATCAATGAATTTGAGGTATTTGTAGCAGGTCGCAGATTAAGAAAAACTGCACTCCAGTCTTATCAATTAGATACAGATTTAAGGACTACATATGCTGCAACAGGAGAACAAATAAGTCAAGATTCTCCTGAAGGCGATATAACATTACCGGCAGAGTTTAGTATTAATAATGGAAATGAGCTTACATTGACTGATTTTCCAGCAGAAAATCAAAAAGTGATAGTAATTAGGAAACAGGGTAAATTGTGGTCACCGGCTGGTACTGCGTTAGTTGATAGTGATACAGATGTAGCTAAATTCGTACGTGCCGCACAGCCTGACTTGCCAGGATAAATAACACAGTAGGATATAAAAATGACAGACAATTTAAAAGATAAATCAGGTGTACTCATACAAGGACATATTAAAATTCATGATCCTGAGTCGGGTCAAGTAATTGTTAACAAAAGGAATGCTATTCATTATGAAAACATGAGTATAGCATTAGCTGATAGTCTAGCTAATAGTGGTAAAGGTTGGATTTACGAAATGAGCTTTGGTAATGGTGGTACTAGCGTTGATCCTACAGGGATAATTACCTATCTTACGCCGAACAATACTGGCACAAATGCAAGTTTATATAATCAGACTTATACAAAAGTTGTAGACGGAAATAGTGTTAACAATAGTGATCCTGTAAGAAACAAAATTGAAACAAGGCACGTAAGTGGTACAAACTACACAGATGTGCTTGTAAGTTGCTTGCTAGATTACGGTGAACCAAATGGACAAGAAGCATTTGACACTGCTACAGATCCGGCAAGTTTGTATGTCTTTGACGAACTTGGATTAAGAAGTTGGAATCCAAGCGGCACAGGCAATTTAATAACTCATGTTATTTTTCATCCTGTACAAAAGTCTCTTAATAGATTAATACAAATTGATTATACAGTACGAATACAAAGTTTATCTGGACTAGCAGGGGAGTAATAAATGGCATATACAATACCATATACAGACCAAGCTAACAAAGGTACAATTACTATTGAAGACTCTACTATTAATACAGAAACAAGTCTTAAATTACCGGGTAGAAACACAACAGCATACGGAAGTGCAATAGCTGAAAACTTTTTGCATCTTTTAGAAAATTTTGCAAGTGCAACAGAACCAAGTACTCCGGTTGAAGGTCAATTATGGTACGATGCAACTCCTGGTGTAGAACAACTTAAAGTTTATGACGGAACTAATTGGGTATCATCAGGTGGATTGAAAAAAGCAAACACAGCTCCAGAAGCAGGACAAAGTTTAATTGGCGACCTATGGGTAGATACTGATAATCAACAGTTATATTTGTATTCTGGATCTGGATGGGTATTAGTTGGACCTACATTTAGTGATGGATTAGTTACAGGTGCAAATCCTTTAAGTGTAATAGGTACGGATGATACAACATATAATATACTACAGATTGAAGTAAATGCACAACCAGCAGCTATTATAAGCACATCACAGTTTACCCCTAAAGTTAAAATACCAGGTTATACCACACTACAACCTGGAATAAATTTATCAACAAGTAATATTACAGGCGACGGCGTACCTAAATACATAGGAACAGCAGAAAAAGCAGAAGGCTTAATTGTTGCTGGTAACACAATCGCTGCAGGAAATTTTTTACGTGGCGACACTGCAAGTACAACTGCATTTCCGATAAACGTGCAAAATAACAATGGTATAGCATTTGGTGTAAATGCAGAAATGGACATAGGCGTCGAAGGTAACGCTGGAATAATACAGCACAACATTGCTGGATCTAGTATAGACTTTAAAGTAAAAAATGATGGAGTTCTAAAAAATATATTAAGATTAGATAGTGATCTTAAAGTAGGTATAAACAATGTAGCCCCTGATGAAGCACTTGATGTTACAGGAAATATACAATCATCAGGAGTTCTTAAAGTAAAAGATACTACTAATAGCACATCTTATTCTACAGGATCGATCACCACACTAGGTGGTTTAGGGATAGCTCTAAATACAAATATTGGCGGAACACTTACAGTTCACCAAACTATTACATCTAGAGATATTCTTCCTGATCAAAACAATTTAAGATCTATTGGTTCTACAAGTTCTAAATATTCAAACATGTATGCGACAACTTTTATAGGAAATCTTACTGGAAACGTAAGTGGAACTGTAAGTGGTAGATCGGGATCTTCTGATAAACTTACATCAGCTACAACTTTTAGATTTGCCGGAGACGTAGCAGCCGGCGATACAGTTTTTGACGGACAGACTGGCGGATCATTAAAAGTTTTCAATACAACACTGAGTAATCAGATAATTGCAGGTAAAGATTTAGTAGAAGCTTCGCAAGCAGATGACGAGTTTTTAATAAACAGGGTTACTGGTGCAACAGGACTTAAAAAAATAAGTCAGCAAGATTTATTAGCCGCAGTTCCAACTACTCCTGTTGGACTTATAGCACCTTATGCAGGTACAGCTGCTCCTACAGGTTGGTTGCTGTGTGACGGTAGCGAGGTTTTTATTGCACAATATAATCAGTTATACCAAGTAATAGGTTTTATATACAAAGCATCTCCTACAAGTGGAAAATTTGCATTACCAGATTTGCGTGGACGATTTGGTTTAGGTAAAGATGACATGGGAGGCACTAGTGCAAATAATGTTACTGATTTGTCTGCAGATGTCCTTGGTTCAAAGAATGGTTCAGAAGAAGTTAATATACAATTAGAAAACTTACCAGAACATGAACACGATTTGCGTGGTGACAGTGGTGACCAGTATTATGCTATTAGAGATGTAAGCGGAAATCCTACAGATCCAGAAGCAATAAGATATGATGCGCCAACTGGTTCCCAAGCAGGACAGGCATATCCAAACAGTGGCGGAATATTGACAAGTGATGATTTAGGCACAGCCTTGAATGTTATGAATCCATATATTACATTGAACTATATAATTTACGCAGGAACTGGATAAAATGGGATATAGAATAAACAGAACAGATGGCGAACTGCTAATAGATTTAACTGATGGTACTATTGATAATACAACCACTGATATTACCCTTATAGGTAGAAATTATAAAGGTTTTGGCGAATTAGTTAATGAAAACTTTGTATCTATTTTAGAAAATTTTGCATCAACAAGTGCTCCTGCAAATCCTATGATAGGACAATTATGGTGGGACAAACAAGATACAAGATTAAAAGTTTATGACGGTACAAGTTTTAGATCTGCCGCCGGTACAGTAATCAGCTCTAGTCAGCCAAGTAACTTGACAGCAGGCGATATTTGGATTGATAATGAAGCCAACAAGTTATATTTGTTTGATGGCACAGATTTAGTTTTAGTTGGACCTGAATACGATGCCGATCAAGGCAAGACAGGATTTGAAGTTGCAAGTCAACTTGATAATACAGATGTACAACGTACTATATTAAAATTATTTTTAGGTGGCACACTTATAGGTATTCATTCTCCTGCAACTTTTATTGTTCCTACTGAATATGCTATACCCGGATTTCCCGAATGGGCCGACGACACATTTTTTCCAAAAAGACAGAGATTAGAAAAAGGATTTAATCCAACACAGAGTGGCTACAATTATAACGGCACTGCTACTGCGGCTCTATCACTTGTAGATACAGGTGGAGTCGAATTTACAACTACTGACTTTTTACCAACAACTACCGACGGCACTACTTCAGGAAAGTTAACAATTAAAAATAGTGCTGGTTTAAGTATTGGAATTGGCGATACTTTATATCTTTCTCAGAAAATCAGCGGAACAACAAGTTTATTAGAAACACAGCAAAGTAATGCAGATTTTGGTATAAGAATTAAATCAGGTAGTAGTTTTTTAACGCCATTCTACGTAGATAGCAGTGAACAAAAAGTTGGATTTTGGAAAACAAATCCTTCTTTTTCTTTAGACGTTGCTGGAAACGGAAGATTTACATCTGATCTACAAGTTGACGGAAGTTTAACAGTCAAAGGAGATTCAACTTTTATAAATGCTTCTACCTTAAGAGTAGAAGATAAAAATATTGAATTGGGACTTTTAGATGATAGCACAGAAGGTAATGATAGTGCTGTTGATGGCGGAGGAATAACTTTACGTAGTTCTAATGGTAGTAAAGACATTGCATGGTATACTGCAACAAACTCTTGGACATTCAATACACACATAAATTTAGAATCTAATCCTAACCTTCCTAATCCTGCTATAAAGTTTAATGGTAACACAATTTTAACTGAAACTGCATTAGCACCTAGCGTGACTGTTGCAAGCGGGGTCACTACTTTAGGTACATTGGTTAACTTAACAGTAGATAATGTAAAAATAGACGGATCAACAATATCAAGAATAAACGGTTCAGGTTTAGTGCTGGATAGCAATAATGGTACTGTTAGTGTAAGTAATGATAAAATATCAGACGTAGGTACTCCTACATTGGCAAACGATGCCGCAAATAAAACATACGTAGATAGTGAAATCATAAATGAAAACAAATTAGTAACAATGGATGTGACGGGATTAGTAAATCCTGATCCAATTGGAACCAACAATGGACCGACTAATGATATTGCAGCAATATTAGAACTAATGATTCCTGCTGCATCATACAGTGGTGCATTTGCAAAACTTCTTGCAACATCTTACAGCGGAAGCACAGTTTCGGGAATTAACATATCTGTAACTACAGATAGCACTGGCGTCTTGCAAAAGTCATCAATCGCAGTTGATAGTGCAGGAACACAAAATGAAACAGTAATACAGGATATTGCTGCTGCGAACACAGCAAGTGGTACGGTTAACCTTACTGCAACTAGGTATGTATATACTTTCCAAAGCAATGGAAGCGTATGGCAGTTTAGTTCAAGGACCCAGTATGTACCGTAATTTGAATAAATAAATACACAAGGGGTATATAGAATGGCTTATACAATAAACAAATTTTCCGGAACCCAGCTCACTGTAGTTGAAGACGGTACAATTGATCAAACAACCGATCTTAAACTGGTAGGTAAAAACTATGCGGGATATGGAGAAATTCAGAATGAAAACTTTGTTTTCTTACTAGAAAACTTTGCTAGTGCAAATCAACCTCCCAAACCATTAGGAGGGCAAGTTTGGTTTGATAGCGGAAATTCAAAATTAAAGTTTTATGATGGTTCTAAATGGCGTACCACAGGAGGCGCAGAAGTAAGCGGCAGTACCCCGGCCGGTCTTTCTCAAGGTGACTTTTGGTGGGACACTACTAACGAACAGCTTTATGCATACAATGGATCTAGTTTTGTACTAGTTGGTCCACAGGGTGTTGGAGACACAGTAACACAATTTAGAAGCGCAACAATTAGAGATAATGGCGGCACAGCTAGACCTGTAATTACTAGTTTAATTGCAGATGAGGTTATACATATTATATCTGCACAGCAATTTACAATAGGTAGCGAAGATGCTGCTTCTTATCCAGGCTTTGACGTAATTAGACAAGGTATTACTTTAAAGAATACACAAAATAGCACAAATGGTGTCACAAGCACTAATCATAGATTTTATGGTACAGCATCCAACGCTGATAAATTGGGCGGTGTAGACGCGGCAAATTTTGTGCAAACCAGTGCAGCATCATTTACAAGTCTTGTTGAGTATGGTGATGCTGGTATTGCTATAGGAGCATCTAACGATTTAGTAATTAAGATTGTAGATGACGATAAAGGACTTATTGCTAATGAACAAGGCCAAGAAATTTATGTGCAAGTGAACAATGCAAGTTCTGCACAAAAAATGCCTGTAAGGTTCCAAGCTAATAAAGTTCTTCCAGGTTATAGCAATATTTCTACATTCTCTGGTACAGAAACAGTTGACATAGGTAGTTCAACAAATGTATTTGCTAATATGTATGCTACTACATTTAATGGCACAGCAACAGTTTCTCAAGCACTAGAAGTAAGCGGCCAGTCAAGATCAGGAAGCACTGGAGCTACACCTAACACAGTTGCAATAAGAGATGCAACTGGTAATTTAACAGCAAACGAATTTGACGGGGTAGCAACAAGTGCTAAATTTGCTGACCTGGCAGAAAAATACACAACTGATCAAGAATATCCTGTAGGAACAGCAATGTGTGTTGGTGGTGATGAAGAAACTACATCAGCAAGTGCAAGTTCTATGTGTATAGGTGTTATTTCAAATGCACCTGCATATTTAATGAACAGCGAGTGTGACGGACAAGCAATAGGACTTAAAGGTCGTCTACCAGTAAGAGTTAATGGTATAGTTAAGAAAGGCGATCCTATCTATGTTTGGCAAGACGGAGTTTGTTCAACTGTTACAACAAGCGGACTGGTAGGTATTGCACTAGAAGATAATGACGAAGAGTCAGAGAAGCTAGTCGAATGTATCTTGAAGGTATAAATATCATAAGAGAAGGACAGTAATATGGCAGTAAATACTGGCGATACTATAAGCGCAGCCGAATACAACACATTGCAGAGTAGAATAGATACTATAATGGGTAACGGAAGTGCTCAAGACGGTTATGGACAAACTGTTGCTAGTAGCCAAGTCAGTGTAGGAACAATAGTAACAGCTGCTTTGATGGATAATTTACGCACCGACTTAAACAAAGCAAACAATCATCAATTAGGATCAAATGCACTAATAGGGGATATAGCTGCAGGCCAAATAATTGGTGCAGATGCAAGCGGAACTGGTTTAGGTTCACTCACACAAACTGACGAAGGTTTTAACGACTATGAAGTAGCCGTTGGAGTAATTGAAACTAACAAGAATTTGATTGATGCAGGTAACAGTTCAGTTGAAAGCACAGGAAATTCCAGCACTAGAACTACAGCTTGGGGCGGAGGCGGAGGCGGAGTAATTACACATACTTTCACCGTGTCGTTCAATGATGCAGATCATCGCAGACATTTTTTCAACGCAGGCGGAGAAATACGGTTTAGTGCTAATTTATCAGGCCAATCAGGATCAAAGTCGAACGATTGGGCAACAATGTTAAGCAACATGGGAACAATAACTTTCAATAGAACAGATACTACAGCAAGCGGTACAGGTACAGCACAAGCGATAGGAAACTTTGATTTGACAGGTACATACCAACAAATTTTTATAAAGTCTGGCACTGGAGTATATGCAGAGAATGATTACAATATAGAGGCTAGAGCTGATAGTTCTAGCGTAATCAATTTCAAAATAGAATTCCGTGATGACGATACAGGTGACCAAACAGGTGTAGGTCCGCCTGTAGATGAAAATGTAAATGGTACACTTGTCAGCCAAATCCAACAATTAAGAGCAACTGGATCTAATGTATCTGTAGCATCTCCAAGTTATTCCAACACTTCTACACTCTAAAAAGTACTTGACTTTTCTTCTCTAATGTTATATACTATAGCATAATAGGAGGATCTATGGACGAAAGACTAGATAAAGCACTTGAATTTTCAGCTTATATGGATACACTTAATAATCAAAAGAGATTACTTAAGGAAAAGTTTCTAGAAAATAACGTATACTATCATAATGGTGGTAGGTTTACAATTAAACCTGAACTTATAAACTTTTGTTACACACTGGTGCAGATAGGTAAAACTAGTGTTGTGTTGATAGATGACAATGACATTCCAGTTGAAATTGAAAACATCGAAGAGTTTTTTGAAAAAGTTGCAGATCTCTACTACGAAAACACCAATCAGTACGTGGCAGACTATACTGAACTAAAAAATAAACGGAGCGTAGAGGGATTAATTGATTTATGACGTTTGGTGTATTGTTATTTGCACATAATAATTCTGACATAGATTATGTAAAGCAGTCCTTGTATTGTGCAAAGCAAATTAAAAAACATCTTAATTTGCCTGTTACCCTTGTAACTTCTAGCAAGGAATATCTTTTAGATAAGTTTCCATTTTATAAAAAATATATAGATACTATAATAGAAGATAGTACTTCTTATAAGCAAAATAGAAAATTTTACGATGGCGCTTATAGTTACAAAACACTCAATTGGAATAATTTTACAAGATCTGATTGCTACAATCTATCACCTTATGATAAAACTATTGTTATGGACACAGATTTTATTGTTGGTAACAGTAAATTGTTAGATTGTGTTTGCAATGCAAAGGTAAAAATAAGCAAAAAGGTAACAGATTTACATCCTTCAAGAAATGATTTTAGTCTAGAAAAAGTAAGTGATACATCAATGGACATGTATTGGGCAACTGTATTTTACTTTGAAAAAAATCATTCTTCAAAACTATTTTTTGATCTTGTAAAGCACATAAAGGATAATTGGCACTTTTATAGATTACAGTATCAGATTATTCCTACTAATTTTAGAAATGACTTTGCCTTTAGTATTGCTTTACATATTATTAACGGATTTGGCTCTGGTAGTTTTTCTGAGCCTTTGCCTATAAAAGTATGGTTTACTTCTGATAAAGATAAAATAATATCTTACAAAAATAACAGTTTTTCAGTGCTTATAGAAGAGCCTTTGGTAATAAAAGTTAAGGATGTAAATATTCATCTTATGAATAAATTTTCTCTAGATAGGATAGTTACGGAGGATCTCAAAGATGAGTAAAGGATTTTGTGTATTGGCACAAAATAATTCTACTACTGACTATGTGAAGCAAGCATATGCTTTAGCATTGAGTATTTCAAAACATAATAAATTTTCAAATGTTACTTTGTTAACAAATGACAATGTGCCGGACTTGTATAAACATGCGTTTGATCAAATATTACCAATCCAATGGCATGACGATGATTTGAACGAAAACTGGAAGATTAAAAATAGATGGAAAATTTACCACCATAGTCCTTACAAGGAAACCATAGTTCTTGATAGTGATATGTTATGCTGTAGTAATGTCGACCATGTTTGGGATAGATTGAGTAATTTTGATCTTTACTATACAAGTAATGTTTTGACTTACAGAAATGAAAAAATACACAGCGATTATTATAGAAAAACTTTTACAGCAAATGACTTGCCCAATCTTTATAGTGCATTTCATTATTTTAAGAAAAAAGATTATTGTAAACAATTTTATATGCTTCAACAACAAGTGGTTCAAAATTATAGACAGTTTTATAATAAGTTTACACCAAAAAAGATGCAAGATTGGTGTAGCATAGATGTTAGTGCAAGTATAACTGCTAAAATACTTGGAATAGAAGACGAAATTACTGACGGCGTGTGTAATTTTATACATATGAAACCAAAATTACAAAATTTTGAAAATAGTCCACCAAGTTGGACTGACATATTACATAGTGACATTGATAACAATGGAAATTTATTAGTAGGTAATTTTAAACAAGTTGGTTTTTTCCATTATGTTGAGGACAATTTTTTGTCTGATAGTTTGATTGAAAGGTTAGCTTTATGAGTTTCTATGCGTGTTTTGATATAGATTCTGGACAGGTAATAAAAGTAACTAATGAGTTACAAACATCTGATGAATTTTTAGAAATAGAAAAAGATATGTACGTTAGATTTATACAAAATGAACTATCAATTAATGACTATGTCATAGTTCCTACAGCTAGTCCTTTAGAAAAGTATAAAATTGTTGAAAAAGAAAAAGTTGGAACTGTTGACTTGACTAACAAATCTATAGTTCCTATTACTGAAGCAAAATATGATAAAGAAATACAAAATATTTTCTATTTGATACACAAACAAAACAAATGGAAAGGATATGCAAATTTGTCTTTTGAGTACAAAAATTATATAAGTAAAAGTCCTACTTACAAAGACTTTGTAAAAAGATTTTATATAACTGAAAAACATAATCCTTACAGATTATTAGATGTTTTAGATGTTCCGATGAAAAAGTTTTTAAACAAAAGACAATTTGTTATCAAGAGTGCAAAGTATCAAACACCGATTAGCATATTTACTATAGTAGCTCACGATAAGTTTATACAGGTAATGGAAGAATAAATGAAAAAAGTAAAAATTGTTGACTGTGATATAATATATCTATCATATGATGAACCTAACGCAGAAAAAAACTACGCAGACCTACTAACTAAAGTACCGTGGGCAAAACGTGTACATGGAGTTGAAGGGTCAGACTCAGCACACAAAGCATGTGCAAGGTTAAGTGATACAGACCGTTTTGTAACTGTTGACGGTGACAACAGAATAAGACAAGATTTTATAAATCAAGTTCTTGATTTTGAGGAACACGAAGATTTAGAAAACAGCGTAATAAGTTGGTGCGGAAAAAATGCAATTAACGGATTGCTATACGGCAATGGCGGCCTAAAGTGTTGGCCAAAAGAACATGTTTTACGTATGAAAACACATGAAAACGCAGGAGATAATGTCGCCGCACAAGTAGACTTTTGCTGGGATTTAAATTATATACAGCAAAATAGTTGTTACTCTGATGTTTACAATAATGAAATACCACATCAGGCTTGGAGAGCAGGTTTTCGTGAAGGTGTGAAAATGGCGTTAGATAGAGGAGCTAAACTTACAAAAGAAGATTTTCTTAAAGGCCATTGGAAAAACTTGCATAGACTATGGATATGGCTCATGGTGGGTGCAGATGTCGAAAACGGTCTTTGGGCTATATATGGTGCTCGCGAAGGTTTATATAAAACCATGTGTTCCGATTGGGACTATGTTAATGTACGTGACTTTGAATACCTAAATTCTATGTGGAACGAAACGTACAGTAAAATTACAGAAGAAATGCTGCCATATGAAATAATGGGTCTAGGCGAAACACTTAAACATGAGCTAGGCATTCCAATTGCTACAGATCCATTAGATCAAGATCAAAGTAAGTTTTTTAAAACAGTGTATCAGAACCCAAGCCGTAATAGCAATGAACAATTTGTAATAGATCCAGAATGAAAACATTAAAAGAAATAGATTTTGACACAACATCTGAATTAGAATTAGACAATTCAAATCTATCTAAAATGAAAAATCTTTTAGATGACACAGGTTGCGGATTTTGTTTGGCTAAATGGACGCAAGTTACAATACACCTTGGAAGTGGAATAAATCATAGTTGTCATCATGTAGGTGCTCATAAAATTCCTTTAGAAGAATTGCAAACAAATCCTAATGCTCTACATAATACAATTTACAAAAAACAGCGAAGAAAAGAAATGAAACAAGGTATTCGTCCTGAGGAGTGTGACTACTGTTGGCGAATAGAAGATAACACTGAAGATTTCAGCGATCGAGTGCTTAAAAGTATCAGTCCTTGGAGTAGAATTGATCATGATAGTATTGTACAAAAATCATGGGAAGAAGATTTTTATCCCAGATATGTAGAAGTAAGTTTTTCTAATGTTTGTAATTTTAAATGTGCATACTGCGGTCCGCCTTTTAGCAGTAAATGGACTGAAGAAATTAAACAACATGGACCTTATCAATTGTATAAAACCCATTACAATGGGATAAAAGATCATGAAATACCTTTTAGAGAAAGAGAAGAAAATCCATACATAGAAGCATTCTGGAAATGGTTTCCTGAAGCAGTCACACACATGTTAGAATTTAGAATCACAGGTGGTGAACCATTGTTGAGTAAGCATACTTTTAGTGTTATTGAACATTTGATACAAAATCCTCAACCTCATCTTAATTTTTCAATTAATACCAATGCATGTCCTCCTGGAGACAAATGGAAAGACTTTGTTGAACTACTACAAATTTTAGAACAAAAAAACTGCGTCAACAGTGTTAACATATTTGTAAGTGCAGAAAGTAAAGGTAATCATGCAGAGTATGTGAGAATGGGAATGGATTGGTTCAAGTTTGATAGTAATGTAAATTATCTACTTACACAAACTAAAAAAGTTGGATTAAGTTTTATGAGTGCTGTGAATGTTTTAAGTTTACCTAGTTTAAAAGAATATATAAATTTTGTACTCAATCTAAAAAAAATGTATAATACGCAAGAAATGAGAGTAAAAGTTGATTTTGCATACGTAAGACACCCACATTTTTTGGATATCAAAATTGCAGATAAACAGTTATTGGACAATTATCTCATGCCAAGTATACAGATTATGCTTGATAATATTACAGATTTATTATATAATAAATGGGAAGTAGACAAATTACAAAGGATAGCAAACGATTGTTATAATAGAATTGAACGTAATGATTCTGTTGAGAAGACAGATATAAACAGATATAGACTACAGTTGTCTCAGTTTATAAAAGAATATGATAAACGAAGAAAAAGTGATTTCGAAACAGCCTTTCCGGAATATGAAAGATTTATTAATTTGTGTAGGGATAGTTGATGTTTGATATTGTCTTTATAAGTTATAACGAACCTAATGCAGATGAAAATTTTAAAATTTTGAAACAGCGTTTTCCTATAGCACAACGGGTACATGGAGTAAAAGGAATACATCAAGCTCATATACAAGCAGCTAAATTATGCATGACTAAAATGTTTTGGATTGTAGACGGTGACGCAGTGATTAAGGATGATTTTAATTTCAATTATAAACCAGATGATTGGAACCTAAACACAGTCCATGTTTGGAGAAGTGAAAATCCAATAAATGATATGCAGTATGGATACGGTGGTGTAAAACTTTTTCCTACCAAGGCAACTATCAACATGGATGTTTCTAAAGCAGATATGACAACAAGCATTAGCAAAAACTTTTCAGCAATGGAGCAAGTCAGTAATATTACAGCATTTAATACAGATCCATTTAATACATGGAAGAGTGCTTTCAGAGAATGTGCAAAATTAAGTAGTAAAACAATTGACAGACAAAAACAGGAGGAAACAGATGAACGACTCAAAACTTGGACAACCGTGGGACACACTCGAAAGTTTGGTGAATATGCGGTTCGAGGTGCTAGGGCTGGTATGGTCTTTGGCCTTTCTAGGAGGACTGATCTTCGGTTAATAAATGATTTTGATTGGTTAAAGGAACAATTTAATGAACAACAGTAATTCGTTAAACTGGGTAAGAGGATTGTCAGCTTATCTTGATTTTGTAAATGATAAAAAGGCAAAAGATTTTATAGATTTTCTAGAACAGTCGTTGTATGCTGAAAACAGCATTATTGATGATACCAACCAAAAAGGAATGATTGAATTTATCAGTATTTTACGCAAGTTTGCACCAAATGAAATCTTTGATATATTCCACAAATATTATAGGTTAAATTATGAACCAACAGCATTGCAGGATGCGTTTAGTAGAGGACAAGTATTAAGTAAAATATGGTTGTCACAGGAACTATCTAAAATAAAACAAAAAGAGTTTCCAACTATCTTTATTTTAGCAGGATGGTTTGGACAAACAGTAAAGTATCTTGATAGGGCAGGGATAGAATATAAGCGTATAAGAAACTTTGATATAGATCCTAATGCTTGTGAAATAAGCGATAAGATTTTTAATATAGATAAGATAGACGGTTTTGTTGTAAAAAGCGTTGAAATGGACATTAATAATCTTGACAAATTATACAAGACCGGACTAGAGTTTACTATTAAAAATTACTCCAATGGTCACGAACATAAAGAAAAAAGGTTTCCTAGTCTTATTGTAAATACAAGTGCAGAACATTTTAACGAAGATTGGTATCATAAGTTTGTGTTAAGAAGCCAAGATAGCAATCCTTTATACATAATACAATCGAACAATTTATTTGGTATAGAAGAACATGTGAACTGTGTTCATAGTATTGAAGAAATGCAAAAAAAGTTTCCTATGTCTGACATAGAGTATGCTGGTGAAAAAGAACTTTTTGGATATAAAAGATTTATGCTGATAGGAAGACCATGATAATCGAAAAACAGAATTCTACTATTGAATTATTAGACGACTGTGTAGTAAAAACACTCAAGAACAGAAAAAAATCTTACGAGTGGTATGAAGCATACAAGAAGTTTTCTCACGGAAAAGATAGTTATGTAAAAATATTAGAATTTGAACCTACAAGACTTGTTATGGAAAAGATCAAAATTTGGCAGCCGGTAAATTATTATTTAAAAAAATTAACACATGATAGACAGCTAAATTTGCAAATTGCTAAAACATACACAACCGTAATTCTTGATTGTTTTAACTTTAATACAAACGATAGATACAAATATTGGGCACATGATGACTTGACTATAGATAATTTTGTAATCACTAAAGACAAAAATATAATCTTGATGGATCCTGATAGTTTTCATTTTACCAAATACATGATAGATTACAAGTATAGTTTTGGATATATCGAATTGCAAAATTTGATAACAAGGAATGAGTATGAAAAGTAAAAAAACAGTAGCAGTAATAGGCTGTAGTTTTAGTAAATGGCACAACTCTTCAG